TACACTTAATTTTGCGACACCCCCATTAGGTCTTACTTGGAAGGTAGTTCCTTCTGTAGTAATTTCAGAAACTCCACTACTATCAACAAGCTGAATCCCTGCTACGCTATCAGTGCTTGTAAAAGTCGCTACTGTGTTAGTAGTGCCAGAGTTGACTGCAACGGCACTAGTAAAACTAGCTCCAGATAGAGGGGCATATGTTGAAGATGCAGTAGAGCTTGTAAGATAAGAGCTTAGATCAACTTCAGCCCAAGTCAGACCCCCAGTATTACCAGACTGTGCTTGTAAAAAATAATTGTTAGTGGGAGTGTTGCTTACTTGAAGGATTGCTTCATTAACAGTATTGAGTGCCATACTTGGTTGGGCAACTTGAGACAAAAGTGCTAATGAACCAAGTCCAAGATCACTTCTCACTTCACTAGCACTTCTACCTTCAATAACACTGCCATTTTTTTTCAAAAATTCAGCATTTGAAATTGCACTTGACCCCTCTATCAAAGATTTAGAGGCAGGCTCCGTAACGAAAACATCTTTTGAAACAGAGCCAGAAAAGTCAATCGCAGATGAACCGCTTGAACTTTCTAGTATTGTCGTTCTTGTTAATGTGCTAGAGCCATTCGCCCAAGTTCCTAAACCAACTTCCCAAGTTCCATTTGCAGGGTCAACAATCGCATAATAGGTAGTATCTCCATCTGACAAAGCATTTCCAAAAGTTTGAAAACCACTAACACTTCCTGTCATTACAACATTTGTTGTTCCATTTGTGGTAGACGTTTGCTTTATTCGATTTTTGACAGTAAATGCCATTTTTAATCCTTATCAAGTTAAGGTTACATCCAACTGCCCTTGGGCAATTTGGAGAATGTCATTAGCCTCAATTGTTTTAGCATTTGATAAATTTGCGTATGCTATCAAATTGCCTGAACTATTTGAGTCAAAAATCCCTGCTGAAACTATTGAACCCCAGCTTCCTGATGCTGTTGGGAAGGTCAGTGTAGCTGTATTAGTAGCCGTTGTTGGTGAAGTCCCAGACACACTAAATGTAACTTGAACTCTACTATAATTGCTTCCACTTAATTCTGTTCCTGATGCACTGTCAGTTGGTGAATTTCCACTTGCAAACAAACCAACATACCATGTTGTCGGTCTTGTGACTGAATTAGTAGTCAGCAACCAGTTTAGCACTCTGTCCTCAAATGTATCTGTTAATGCGTCACTCATTTAATAGCTCCTTATCCTTAATTTTAAATTTGATGCCGAATGGCACTTGTTATCGCTCATGGAATTCTCCTTTTAAATCAATAGGTGGTCACTCGCATTCGAAGTGAGCCACTTGATCTAGCCGTTTCACTTGATGCTATTAAGTTTTGCGTTGCTGATAAGTATAGTTCGTTCCATAAGGTAATTCTCTCATCTTGCATTAAATACGGGGCAGATGCCTGCAAAGATGCATAAAGGTATAAATCTGGGTGATCTTCTAAAAGCCAATTTGAAGTGTTACTGTCTGACAGTATAGGTATTTTAGAATAGTATAATAATTCTGAAGTGTAAGTCTGGTTGGGGGTGGGATACACTTGAAATTCTGAATTAACGACTGAAAATAAAGTTGGTCTTCCAGCAGTATCTCCACTGGCTGTTTTTGCGTTCATAATCTCTACGGGAGAAGCATATTCTATAACAGATGGTGGGGCAGTTGTAACGTGCCATCGAATAGCTTCCAGATAGTCACTAGGTACGGCTGAGAATTCAGTTTCTAAATTACTGGATACTCTTTTGTGCATTCTCCAGTGTCTAACATTTCTCTGAAAATTTGCTTCTGCCAAGGAAATAAAGGTAGGGATAATAGAAGTCAAATCTGAACGATTCAAGTAATCCGCTATGGTGCTTTTAAGCGTGGCATAGGTGGTAATCGACATTTAATACCCCTTTATCCTAAATTTTGCGAAATCCCCATCCATGAGCTTCTTTTTGACGTATGCGCTGAATTCTGGCGTACCTATGGCAGATCCACATTCTTTCGCCCATTGCTGGGCTACGACTGCTGGGACTCGCCCAGCTAGTCGCATATTTGAACCCAGAGGTTTAGGATTATCACGCAATTCGTGATTTTCCTTTAAAATAGGTGCAACATCTTGCGTTCTGACAATATGGAGTTTGCCATCTTCAGCATGATAACTTGCACCTATTTTTTCGTATTCAACTTTACTCATAAGCTTCGTTGACCTCTGGGGTAGAGGGGTCATCAGATTTCCAATGCCCCCTCTCGTTTCTTGCTCTCTTTTTTGGTTTTGCAGAAGTTTTTTCAACAGCCAAATTTTTTGAAATAAATAGTTCAGCCATTTCACTGTCCATTTCTACAATTTCATCTTTCATCAGTTTCCTATCAAAAAGGATAGGCTCTCTGTCAGATGTTATTTGGATGGTTTTTTTCATTTTATTTCCTATGAGTCATTAACATCTGCAATAACAGCAAGTGCTTCTTCTGCATCAACTTGAAGACCATATTCACAAGAGATCATTGACCGCTCTGATAGACCAGTTTTAGCCAATGGTTCTTGCTTGGTTTCCTGAAGATATGCCATTTTAATGTGTTGCGGATCGATCACATAGATCGTTTTCGCAGGCATATATCTACTAGGAACAATATCAACTTGTCCGAAGTCTCCAACGTAGATATCAATGGCATTTGTTAATTGCTTTGGATTGTTCATAGCTACAGAATATTTCTGAGAGTTCCCAGTAAATCCTGAAATAAGAACTTTTTGCGGTGCTGGACACATAACCATTGTAGCAGTAGAACCAGCTTCCCACGTAGCCTTGAGGGCGTTTTGGATCATATCCTCAACGAGCGTCCTATCGCTACCATCACCCCTAGCTTGATTTGGATACCCTGCTGTTGTGCCAGAAAGCGTTGGTACAGTTGCAGATCCTCCAGCTTGTACGTTACTTCTAATAAATGCACCCAAACCAGCCGTGCTTCTAGCATTGCCAGATGAACCTGCACTGCCAGCTACATTGTCCAATAGCATTTTTTCCATGTCTCTTTTTAGTTCAGCCAATTTTAGGCTTAACTGCATGGCATGACCGATTGCATCTGGATTGCTTTGAGTAGCACTAGAAGTGCTGGAAGTTTGGGTTACTTTGCTTGAAATTTGGCTATAATTAGACAAACGAACTGGCAAAGTTGATGCTGTATTCGATAGATCATCACCTTCTATCTGTCTGTTTGCCCCTGCTGATGCGAGGGTTACTTTCCCCCATTCAAATAGGGTATTGGTTATATTTCTAGACCCGATTGCATTCATAAAAATATGGTCTGCTGGGTTGATATTCACAAGCGCATTTTGTAAATTTTCACGAATTAGGGTACTAGAATAAGTCTCTGTTGTATTGCTTGGAACCGCCATTTTATTCTCCTTGGGCTATCCATCTGGCTACGTCTTCTACGCTTCCAGATTGTTTCATGTTCTGAAAAGCTTTCTCACGCTGTTTGGTTTGGTTAGCTGAAGGACTTTGTTTCGCACCCGTTTGAATGAAAGGTCTAGGATTGGATTTCTGGACGTTGCCATCTTTAGCACTTTTAGCCTGATTAAATAACATAACATCATGCAAAAGCTTTAAAGCTCTAGCGTCCTGAATCGAATTAATATCCGACTCTGTGAAACCATACTGAACGGCTGTTTGAACCATGCTCTTTTTTATAGAATCCGCTTTTTCCGCATCCTTTAAATCAGGAATGTATTCAACCAAAGCCTGCCCTTGTTCTTGCAAATAAGCCACACGTTGCTGTTCAGCTTTTTCGTTTTCTTGTAAGGCAAGTTTTTGGCGTTCAGCCTGCAAATTCTCCATTTCTTCCTTATGGATATTAAATTTCTCAATTTCTTCCATATATTTGATAGGATCAGTTTGCAGTAACTCCATAGGTGGTCTTTTCATTTCTTGCGATTTGTAGTTCTTCTCTACCGCATCTAACTTCGCTTGAAGGTCTTTTCGTTGATTACTAAGCGCATTCGCTTCTGCTTCCATTTTCTTTTGAAAATCAGATTGCTCACGCATTTTAGCTTGAATATGAGAATTCCCTGCATAGCTTCGGAGTAGGTCTTTGAGCGGTACTTGAATTTCTTTTCCATCAGCTTTCACTGTGTACAATTCTTCTTCAGGTTGCTCTTGAACTTCCTGATCTTGCGTTTCTTCTTCATTACTTTCGGCTTGAACTTCTTCTACAGCTTCTTCTTGTTCACCACTTGCTTCCACTGGTTCTTGAGAAGTTTCTTCTTTAACTTCTTCTTGAGGTGCAGTTTCGTCAGGGACTAATAAAGATTTCGCTATATCTTCGATTGAGCCAGTATTTTCTTCTGTATTTGTCGTGTCAACCACGTTGCAAATCTCCTTGTTTGTTTTTTTGCATCTTCGCAGTGTTGATAACGTACTCAATCTCTGCTTCGATTTCGTTGAGGGCTTGAACGATTAGCCTTGCCCGTTTTACTGATTCATCTGAATCAGACATTAGGAACGTCTGAATTTGACGATCTCTGATGTAAGTGAGAATTTTTTGAAATGTTTCATTCTCTTTTAATTCTTTTGCTCTACTAGCTTCTTTTTCCCAATCAGTAGCCATTATTCTCTAACCTTAGATTTTTCAGCTTGGATTCTAGCTACATCTACAGAAGTCCCGTATTTACCAAGAATTTCTGCACTCCGAATTAAAAGCTCCTGATCTAACTTATCTCTGTCCAGATCATCTTGGGCTTCTTGCTTTTCTTTCATTAGTTGAGCCTTAGTCAGATCTGTTTGAGCCTTAGTCTGGGCTTTCATAGCTTCCGCCTTGAGTAAAACCTGACTTGGATCGCTCTGGGCTTGCATAGCTTGTGCTTGCTGTGCTTTTTGCATGGCAATCTGGGCAAGCTGAGTCTCAATTTCTGGATTCATTGGCTGGACATATCTTTCAGCGTTTTTAAGGCCAAAACCATCCAAGAGGTCTGCAAGCGTCTGACGTATGTTTGTTAAGGAAACTAGACCATTTTGTGTTCCAAACGCTTGCATAATTTGTTGTTGAATTCCTAACATCATTTGAAGACCCATTTGTCTTTCATCATGCCTGCCAGTACCCAGACCCACGTTGACAGTTGAATCCATATCAGCCTGCCAAACTTTTGGATCAATAGGGACAAAATTGCCTTTTAATCTCATTACACTAGGAGCGTCTTGATGCTTACCATAACAACGTAGCATCTTCCCAAATAGGTCTTTTAGCCCTTCTGCTAAGTTTCTTGCCATCACCTCTGTTTGACCCTGTTGAGCCTGCAATGTGGCCTGCACACCAGCCTTAGTGACGCTCTGAAGACTATCTGGGTCTAACCCCATGCTTGCCTTAGTAATTCCCGTCTTATCTTCTACAATTCTATCAACATACTGCATTACGCCTAATGACTGTGATGCTGTAAAAGGAACTGCTAAATTCTGAATTGACTGACTTGGAGCGGTTCTAGTTCTGACAATGCCCCCAAGTTCCAAATTCATAAGATCATCCAGATTCACAGAATCTGTAACCGCCATTCTTGGAAGATTTGACATTGATAGGTTATTCAAGATTTCTCTATAGATTTGAGTAGCTGAATCCTGTTCCGCCATAATTATATCTGCAAGAGAACGCCCGTAAAATGTATGCGGTTCAGGATCTATAGCTAAAGCCACATATGGAACTTCATCACATAACATTGGCGGTTCAAGCAGTTTATAGTTATCTCCGCCACAGATAAAACTATAGAGCATGGCCTTTCCAGACCCCTCTATATCCATTTCCATAAATGCCTGCGTTAAAAGCACCTTTTTTGTGGATGGGTCTGTAGAATTATCGTCTTTATCGTGGGTTACGCTGTATCGTCTTCTTTCGAATACTTCCGCATCCAGCGTAGTATCCCTGCTATCTTCTCTAGACAATTCGCTAACAGTGTCAAAATCATATCCCATGTCCACCAAAGTGGAAACAGTAACTTCTGTAGAGTGTCCCGTAACATAAAACTGCCCTTCCTTTAAAGATTTTGCATTTCTATCGATGAAAAATTCTTCACTTGGTACTGCGTCTACGACTAGATCACCCGTTTTTTTGGTGCGAGAAATTTTGCAGTTATGATGCAAAGATTCTGTATCCTGACCATCAGGCATCATTTGCTTTTCATACACTTCTTCATGCTCAAGAATTTCTACTTCTGGATCGTTTGTTAAAACAGCAAAAGTAGTATCATCGATATAATCATAGGTGTGTATTTCAGTCTTAGGATCTTCTTTGTAAAAAACCCTGACAATGCCAACTTTTTTAATTAAAGATTCATGTATGGCATCTCTTAGAATATTATATCCGCCTAACTGCTGAAATTTCCAATTTAGGAAATCTGTCGCTTGCTGGGCTGATTGAATGTCTTCTTCTTGTCTGGGTAAAAATTCAACGGCCTTAGAGTGAGATAAAAAGATCCGCATTAAGCTTGGCTTAACCGCTCTAACAACATCCCTGACAACAGTTTTAACTATGCCACTTCGCCCAGCTTCTTTCCCAATATCAACTTCACCCTCAAAATAGCGACTTGCCTTAATTCTTACGGGTGCGATTTCATCAGTGATAAAAGACTTTGCTGAACGAATAGCGTCAGTCAAAATGCCCTGAACTTGACCTTCATCTAGTTTTTGTAATTTCATAGCCATGTATCTTTTTTACCACTATAATGCGAATCTACTGATTCGTATACAATTTTAATGAGAATCAGTATTTTACTTTTTTAGTCTTTTTCGTGTTCTTTTTTTTCATATTTAACTCCTACTTTTCTCTATGTGGGGTAAATCAAGGAAATATTTTCGCCCAGCCTTTTTCCTTTGAGTAATGTAGTCGTCCATCATCTCCTCACACGTCATTTCAGGATAAGCTAGAACGCAGTTGCTTAAATGCCAGCAACCGCCCCAGCGAATTCCGTATCCCAGTTCGTGGGCGGAATTTATGACGCTAGTCATAATGTTGAAATAAATAGGAAATTCCCAAGATACCTGACCATCACTGTCATAGCCCAATAAATCTACAGCCCATGAATATCCATCCTTTTGAGGAATGTGCATACTATTTAAAGTCATGCTTCTACCTTCTGCCTTTAATTTTTTTTGGGTTTCTAGCGATCTTACCCCACAAGAAATTCCGAAATCGGTGGTGCTACGCTTTAACGCCAAATGGCAGATCTCAACCAGTTCTGGGTGAACTCCTTCAAGGTTTTTTAATGAACGTGAACCAAATTTGAACATTCAAACTCCTATTT